TCTTCGATCTTGGGTGCTTCAAATGCCTTTAATTCATCATTTTTCTTATCAGTCATTATTGGTGACTGATAGTTGGGACCAAGTTTTTCTTGCTTTCTTATTAATCTTATTTTAAGTGGATCAATATATCTTACTTCTTGAATTCCTTCTTGTGGATTTTTTAAATCAATTACCTTATGATAATATACTCTTCCATCAATATACCAAGTTCTAAAAATCTCGTGACACTTTTTGTCAAATCCTATTAATGATTTAATATGTTTAAATTCTTTTCTAATAATATCTTTTAATTTATCAGAAGCATTGAGATTTGATAGTTCAATCTCTACAGGTGAATCATCAAGATCCGAAACTATTGCTTCATTTACAACATCTTCAATAGCACTATCACATTCTGGATGCAAGCACATTTCCCGATATCTGCGAACCAGGTCTTGTTCATTTTTATATACACCTTCGATATCTACGTATTGACCGTAGAAACCACTAGAAATATAAAAATCTGACTTATCTTCCTCGTTACTAGGAACTGGAGAGACTACAGCTTTCTTTGCCGAAGTCTTTCCAGTATCAGGTAACTTGAATCCAAATAATTTAGCCATTAATCAAAGTTGAAGTATTATCTATGTCTATTTATGCACCCGTGCCGATCTGACTATTTCCAGAAGGATCTAGTGTATCGTACCACTGATATGTCATCTCTACATCGAATGTCTCGATTTGATCTGAAGTATCGTAAGAAAGTGGAATAGTGTCAATATTAGTTGGATATGCACCAAGGAATTTGTACATCTTTAATACAGGAACCTGTACTCCACTTGTAGGAACATTTCCTTGAAGTGAAGATCTACCCAATTGCCTTACAAACATGTCTTGTTGATAATCAACTGGATTTGTTCTACCAGCATTATCCTCATGTTTGTTAATAAGATTGCTCCATCTTTCAAAAGCAGTTCTTATTCCAAAGTCAATATCATTAATAACAGTGATTGTCCAAGGAGCAAAAGTTCTATCTCCTGCTACTTTAAGTTGTCTTCCTCTATAAGCAACATCAATATTAGCAATTGTTGATGCAGGAAGTGCTGCAGATTTTACTAAGAATCTAGTTTTATCTGATATCTCATCCTTACTAGCATCAAGTGGAATTGCATCGTCGGGAAAATAAAGTTCGCACTCGAACAAATTGGGACGAGCACCACCACCGACCATTCTACCCTTGAATGCATCAAGGGTTCTATCTGCTGTATTTGGAATGTTTAAATTGGCCATTAATTTTTTCCTCTAGTTAATTAAACGTTTCCGACGACTTCTTCAAAACTAACTCCTGTGCGTGTAGCAACAAAAGTAAGTCCGATAAAGTTAATTGATCTCGCAGGCTTAACGAAAATGTCAGCTCTGAATTGATTTGAATCAATAATATCAGGAGTGTTGTTTGTCTCGTCGCAAACTACAACAAAATCATTAATACCCCTCTTTGCTTTAACATCACGAAGGTATGGTTCAACGATGTTCAAGAAATTAGATCTTGTAATTACATCATTAAACTCAAAGAGTTGTGCCTTTGCTGCTCTTTCAATTGTTGACTCAATTGTAAGGAATAAACGACGAACGTTAATTCTATCGAATGCAGATGCTACACCAAGAGCAGTCTTATCACCGAAAAGAACAATTCCAGATCCAGGTTGGAATATAACTGGATTAATTCTCTTAGGATAGAGTGCATCTCTTTGTGCTTGTGATGGATTGTATGCCAACTTAATAGCACCATTAATAGATCCTCTTGATGCTCCAGCAGGTGAGAACCAAGGGAATTGATTGATAGAAGTTCTTGCCATTAGTCCAGCAATGTCACCATTTAAAGCAACATATCTAAACTCATTATTAAATCTATCAAACATGTACTTATAACCAGAGTCAAATACCGTATAAGATGAAGATGGTAATGGATCGAAGAAATCGATAATACCGTCTGTCTGTGTATCTGAATTGCTTACACTTACAACACTAGCTCTATGTGGTGAAATACATGCAACACAATCTTTTCTTAGATCAGCAATCTCAATCAGTTTTCTTGCTTTAGCAGCAGATTCTGCTACAGAAGCACCACCAGATGGTCCATTAAGTAAGAAATTGATTGAATATTCTGCTTGATTCTTAAAGATTTCATATCCACTAACAACATTTGCTAATGTTGGAGCAAATCCACCAGTTGCAGTATAGTTTTCTCCACCAGTCAATGTATAAGTTTTGTTACCAAGAGCAGAATACGTAGTACCTTGAGCACTAGTACCCCAGTTACCAGTTCCAGTTAATGCCCAAGCATTTCCACCAGCAGTAGCAACTACTCCACTCTTAACAGCAGTACTATCAACACCGCCAGTATATACGTAGTTAGAAACCCTTGCAAGATAATCTTTATAGTAATTTGCCTCAGATGGAGATACTTTTCCATCTAATGACTTAGAAAGACTAAGATGCTTTTCAACAATATTTGATGCAGTTCCAGTTACACTTCCATCATCATCAACAACAACGACGTGAATTTCATCGTTTCTACCACTTCTATCTTTAACATATTCGGAAGATGCTGGTCTGTCTGCAATAGACTTCCAATATACCTCTGAATTATTAATTCCTAATTTTTGTTGATCATACCAGTCAAGAATAGTTGCACTATTCATTGCAGATACATGTGCTGCTCCAGTAGTTTTAACAACTTGAAGTGGATTCTGAGTAGAAGAACTAGTTGTAGTTCTTGTAAATGTGAATACTACAGCATCACCAACAGTTGCAATACCAGTAATTGCTTTGTCAACTGAAATGATACTTACACCAATACCAACAACCTTTGTGTCAGAAGCAACTACAGCAGTTCCAGCAGTAGAAACAACGTCTCCCACTGCAACATTCGCTGTTGCAATACCACTGATAGATGCGTCAAATGCTTCGTTAGTTACACCAGTTACAGTTGCAATTCCTAAAGTTGAACTTGTTGTGGTTGTAGATGGTGCAATAAATGCAGATGTACTACCTTTAGCATAACTTGTATTAGTTGAAGTACTACCAGTAGAAACTTTATCTGTTACCTTAACATGAAGTTCATGTTTTGTAGTATCTACAGCAGTAATGACTCCTCTAAGGTATCCACTAGCAGCACTGGTTGTACCTGCTCCAGACTCTACTCTTCCAGTAAGAACCTGTGTTACTCCTAAACCGACCATTCCAGCAGTTACACCAGAACCAACGGCAAGAATTTGATCTGCCTTGGAGTCGATCATGCAAACCTTAAGATTGTTTGCCCATCTTCCAGGAGTCTTTGCTGCTACTAACCAACCAGTAGCAGAAGAATAATTGTTTACGTAATCTTCGTAATTTTTGATTGCGATATTGGCAGCAGATGATCCATCCGTTCCAACACCAGAATTTTTTAAGTTAGTGTTATCTACTCTTACAACTCTTAAAGTTCCACCATAGGAAAGATAAGACGAGGCACCCAACCAATAATCGTATTGAGCGTCAGTTGTTTTGGGTTCACCAAAAGTAGCAAGAAGGTCTTGTTCTGTTTCTATTAAAGTTGGTACATCTACAGGTCCTTTTTCAAATGGTCCTGCAATTGCTCCAACCTGGTCATTAATACCATCCACTCTACCAATAGTTAAGTCAACTTCCCTTACTTTGGTCCCAGGAGATACTAAGTTAAGCGACATGTCTCTTTTCCTCTAGATCTGTTCATTTTATCTAAAAATATTTATAAATTAGGATTCCTTACATGCAATCTTACATGTAGTCCCACATGTATGATCTATCTCCGTATTCATCAGCATACCACCTTTGGCCTTCTGGATCTACAAATGAAGTCTCTTCAGTGAGTCCATCAGACATAAAACCAAACGGTGCCATGTCTTGTTCTATTTGATTCTTTTGCTCATCATATAATCTCTTTCTTACATCCTGATCTGTGAGTTCTTTAAAGTAGTCTTGAGCAACCAACCATGCATAAATTACCAAGCACATGGCAAGGTCATCATTACATCCATCTTCTGCCTCAAATGAGTTACTCTTGGATATAAAGGTAGTTAATTCTGAAATAATTTCATAGTCATTGAAGTAAAGTTTATCCTCCTCGATCATAGCCTTGAGGTTCAATGCTCCTACCTTTTTAACAGTCTTAGACATCTTGACTCCCATTTGAGTCTTCTTACCAGAAAATCCTTGGCCAACAACTTGTCCAGCACGTCCTCTCATAGAACACATAAGAACATTATCATATTCCAAGTCGTAATGTAATAATGCTGCAACCTGATCTCCAACATCATTTACTTCACAAAGAATAAATGCTTGATTATAATTCTTTGCTACTTCATAGATGATATTAGGAAATAGCATCGGTTTGATTTCATTATTACGATACTTAGATACAACCTTGTGTGGATAAGAACTTATATCAAAAACAATAAATGCAGAGTAATCAT